AACTCGACTTCTGTGAGCGACTTTCTTGCTGAATGATAAAACTCTTGCCAAATTCACTAGTGAAAATTTCAGCGTTTGCGCGGCGACTCTTTATGAAGCTATCCATCTTCTTAAGCTGCACTTGCCCGATGGCGCCACTCATTTCAAGAGGTCTCACGCAATATCCCGGAAGCACAAATTTGAAACTATCCTCGAATGGATCACCCGTCTTGGTATAGAGTTCACTAGTCTTAAGATCGCGTACCCATCCGTGCGCGCGTAATGATCGCATATAATCAGCCAACGACGAATCGTTTGTGACGATCATACCGCCTTCCATTGTCTGTAGATGATGACTAAAGAAAAAGGAGAACGTGCCTAGAACGCCAAATGTTCCTGCGTGTTTAGTAAACAAGTTAGTTTCATATAGAGCCCCGTAGCTTTCACAATTATCTTCGATTAGATGAATATGATGAGTTTTGCATACTTCTCTTAGTGCAATAAGGCTGCAGGGTAACCCAAGAAGATTTACGGCCAATATTCCGCGAGTCTTTGGGCTAATAGCTTTCTTGATTTCTTCTATGGAAATATTGAATGTGTTCAATTCAACATCAACGAATACAGGAATTAATCCAAGCTGGGTCAATGGAAAATACGTAGTACTCCAACTTATGGCAGGAACGATGATTTCATCTCCCGGATTAATATTGTATTTTTTATTTAGAACCATTGCGCTTAGCCCAATAAGATTAGCCGAGCTACCGCTATTAACCATGATCGCATGGTTCATATTCATTTTGGCAGCGAAGCGCCGTTCGAACTCAGCGACTTCGGATCCCATGGTATATCGGCCATTCCACATGACCTTAAGAATGGCTAGCTTCTCTTCCCAGTTCCAGCTATCACTTGCTAGAGGATATTTCATTGATGTCATATATCACCATTTCATGAATAAGAGTTTCAAACGATATTTCTGGTTGCCAGTTTAATTTGTGCCCAGATTTTAATGGTCGGCCGCATAAGTTATGCACCTCATTTGGGCGAATATATCGAGGATCGATTCTCACGCGAACAACTCCATGCTGATCAGTGCCCACTTCATCAAGACCTTCGCCGCTCCATGTAATATGTATATTAACGCCGGCGAAAGCAACTTCGACTAGACTTCTAATACTATGAGTCTCTCCCGTGGCAATAATATAATCATCTGGCTTATCTTGTTGTAGCATCATCCACATGGCTCGAACATAATCTTTTGCGTGACCCCAGTCTCGAAGTGCGTTAAGATTTCCAAGCGTGACGAATTCTTGCTTTCTGTGCCATATGTTAGCCACGGCCTTGGACACCTTGCGCGTCACAAAAGTTTCACCTCGTCTTGGGCTTTCGTGATTGAACAGAATTCCCGTGGCGACGAACATATTATAGGATGCCCGATAATTTTTGCAAATCCAGTGAGCATATAGCTTGGCAGTACCGTATGGGCTACAGGGCTGAAATGGTGTGATCTCTAGTTGAGGTGGAGGTGCACTTCCAAACATTTCAGAACTACTGGCCTGATAGATCCGCGTATTCAGGCCCAGAATACGAACAGCTTCAAGAATTTTCAATATACCCAATGCGTTGGTCTGTGTTGTATACTCTGGGTTTGCAAAGCTAACCATAACATGCGACTGAGCCGCGAGATTGTATATTTCGGTTGGGCGAATCATCGCAATAAGATTTAATAGACTTGAGCCGTCTGTCATATCTCCATAGTGTAAAGTGATTCGATCAAAAATATGATCTATGCGCTTCGTATTGAATGATGAGGATCGGCGTATCATGCCATGAACTTCATATCCCTTATCCAGCAATAGCTCGGCCAGGTATGAGCCATCTTGTCCTGTGATTCCTGTTATAAATGCTTTCATTTAAATTGCCCTCATTATAAATGTATATGTCTCTAAGCCATTCTTGAGAAATTGTGATGCTTCTCAAACCGAATAGACGCTCTAAATTTATCTTGTAGAATATCGCCCTTGTGTGATATTACGAAGACATTTGTATTATCGAGGCTATGAATCAATTTTAGAAACTCATCGCAGCCATTGGTGTCAAGTGACGCATCAAATACCTCATCCAGTATTAGAAGATTTGTGCTGGCGCTATTTTTCATTCGTGCTACTGCTCTCCACGTGAACAGTAATGCCAAATCAATACGCATTTTCTCGCCCTCGCTAAATGACTCGTATGTAAAGTCGTCGCGATGGCGCGATAAAATCTTTTCCTCGAAGGCCTCATTCAATTCGAATTTCACGAAAAAATCCATAGCCGCAAGATATTTGTTTACCAACGCATTGATAACGGGAATATATTGCTTTATGATGCGAGACTTGATACCGGTGTCTCGCAAAATAACACTTCCGATATCATGCACTTCGCGGGCCCGAATAGTACTCTCATGAATAGCATTAAAGCCATCAAGTTTCTGTTTAAGATCATCGATCATTACGGCCACTTCCGTTATTTCTTTTTTCGATACTTCATCGATGCGATCGGAAAGAATAGCCACTTCACGCTGATCTGTTTTTATCTGTGCATTTAATGCGCTTATATTTTTCTGCTTAATCGAAATTCTATTCTGAATTGAGGTTATCTCATTTAGTCTGTCGGTGACCGTATTCAATTGATTTGATAGTGTTATCATAGCCTCGTTGATTGTGGCCACCACTGCATTCTTTTCAAGGATTCGATTGTCGCGGAAAGAATCACCAATTGGCTGAATGCATGTGGGGCAGGTATCATTATCTCGATAGAACGCAATGACTTTTTTTGTGGCACGAAGTCTCTTTTCCAGACTCGACTCGATCTTATCAATATCGGATAGTTTTGTTCTAATAGCGTCACTATCGCTTATCGTTTCAGTTAGTGTATCGATTTCTTGTTCAATATCATTCACTTGCTGTTGTATCGTTGCAATACGATTGTTAATCGTGAATTGTAACCTCTTGCATTCCTCGATCACTCGATTACTATCGCGAGTCTCCCTATCGCGATTCAATTCTTGCATAGATATTAAACTTTGAGTAGATTCTATATTTTTATTGTTAATTAGATACGTTTCTCGTAATTCAGCTATACGAGTCTTAAGTAGAGTACTCATAATCGAAAACACTCTAATGTCCAAAAGATCCTCGATAACTTCGCGGCGATTCGCGGTAGATAATTGCATGAAGGGCACAAATGAGGCCGATCCCAGAACGACAATTTGCGCGAACGATTTCATATTCATACGTAATATGGTTCGTTCGAGAATTTCCTGATAATCTTTTATGGCGGCCGGCTGATTAAGTAACTCACCATTTTGATATATTTCAAATATGCTGGGCTTTAATCCTCGTATAATCTTAAAGGATTTACCATATGAATCGAATTCAACTTCTACGACAGCATCGCGGTTGTTTATCGTATTGATCAATTGATCTTTCTTGACCTTACGAAAAGATTTACCGTATAGCCCAAAGCATAGAGCATCGAGAATAGTCGATTTACCCGCGCCATTTGAGCCCACGATCAACGTATTTGGAGACTTATCAAGCCTTATTTCCGTAAATACATTGCCCGTCGAAAGAATGTTTTTCCACCGCACACACCTAAATTGTACAGACATTCATCGTCTCATGCAGCATCAGTTTCCATACTTAAGGCCTCATCGTATAGTGATCGCATTAATGCGTCGAGTTCGGTCTTGTTGATGTCGGTTTCAAGATTCTTTACATAGCTTCTTAGAATAGTCATAGTATCTTCTGCACTATTTATGATGTCGGCATCACTTAGATTATCTTGATTATTATGATCTTCAACGATATCAACATCTAGGGGTCCGGCTTCGTATATCTTACCGAGCCACAAATCAAACCAATATGGGTTTGTCTTAGTATGTACGACAACCTTCACATATGTATTTTTTAGATATTGAAAATCATGCTCGATTAGTTCATTCATAGTTTTATTTTCATCATTATACCATATCTTATGAAACATACGGAGTGGATTAATGATATATTCAAATTCGCGTGTATTAGTATTGAAGATATGAAAGCCTCGTGAATCATCGTAGTCATTCCACGTCATTTCATACGGTGCACCAAGATAATGAATGTTGCCTTGTGTGGATTTACGATGAAAATGCCCGCTGGCTACAATATCGAATTTATCGAACTTCGCAGCATCGAACCCTTCATGGGAGGCCACTCCACGATGCATTTCGAATCCCTTGATTTCCAAATGACCAAACATGATCTGCGAACGAGTGGACTGAATGATATTCATGCATTCTGTGTAATTGCCCGAATTAATCCAAGGCATTAGAAGTATATTACATTCATCGAATGTCATTTCAGTTGGTTCAGAATACAAATGAAGATTGGGCTGATTGCTGAAAGTCTCGCGTAGGGCATTGATTTCATTTGTGTTTCGATATGGAACATCGTGATTGCCCACAATCGCATGAATATCAATACCAAGATTTTCGGCACGCTTCATAAAATGCTCGCGCAGCATACGAAGTGTCACATAATTAATATACTTACGCCTATCGACAATATCGCCCAGATGGAGTATCGTAGTGATGCCTCGTTTCTGAATTTCTGGAAAGAATATCTCATTATAAAATCGAACGAAATAGTCAAGGAATTCTCGACTGTCCGACCGCGCGCCCCAATGAGTATCTGTTATAACGGCAATTTTCATAATATACAGTATACGCCTATTCTGGCTGGGAGTCAACAATTATTTTTTTACTTCGCCTACTTTTCGATGCTTCAAATTCTTCCATGAAGCGAAGCATCTGGTCTTGACTCCATTCGCCATACGATGTATCTCGGCGATCTATTCCACGAGGATCATCGTGTTCCTGAGTATCAGATATAGTGTTGCTTAAGATGCTCATCTGTGTGGCCGCGTGCTTGGTATATAGCTGCTTCTTTTCTTTCTGAATTCGGCGCAGAAAGGCATAGAAGATAATCTGAGTAAAATAGGCGAAGGGGTTCTGAGATTTCTTTGGATCAAAATTATGAATATATTGTAGACAATTTTCTATACCATCACATATCATTTCGTCTTTGAACGAATACCCGATAAAATTTGGCTTATGCGCCAAATGCGTAGCAATCTTCATGATGCATTCAGCCACATAATTAGATACCCGCGGCGGAAGAGTATTATTTCTCTTTGCTCGCCTAAGTTCTTTTTTATAAGATATCATTGCACTATGTAAGCGCTTATTATCGACATAGTGATTAGACTTCGCGCGTTCGGTTTTCTTGTCGGCGGACGCAACAGTAGTCTTAGCGGCAGGTAACATTGAGCGCTCCATAATAAATTAGTGAAGAATTCTAGTTGTCGTTATTCGCTCGTCCTCAGTATCAGATTCATTTGCCATTTCATCAGATAGAGATGGCATACGATAATTATCGCTATGAGTTTGGTCAATTATTCTATCGTAATTCGCCTGAACATGTTCTGGTATTTCCATAACTCCAATCATCGCATCTTTATCTAGAGTGTAATTACCTGTCATCAATTCGCGAATAGGCACCCATGGATATATAGTAGTCACCATGCCACCAACTGTCGCAAATGTATCTATTTTAAGAGGATTAGTAATTACAATAGTGTTTTCGGTCTCATCGACCAGTGTAGCCAATAGATTTTCCCCCGCATAGGTCTTGATATAAATTGTGCTCATATCAATTTCTCCTTATCTTCTCAGTTCTATGTTATGAAGCTCATATGGAAATGACTCGGCATTGTATAATTTTACTCTTTCAATAAGATGCTTCAGTGTATAGTTTTTCTTATTTCGGTGCGTTAGATCGTCTGCAATATCAAAGAGCCTACATTCATCTTTATCGTTTGATAATCGAAGGCCTCGACCAATAGACTGAAGTGTTCTGATTTTGCTTTTTGTCGGGCTTGCGAATATAATATTATGAAGTCTTCTTATATTTATACCTTGACTAAAACAGCCATAGCTGGCTACGATGATTGCATTATTAGTCTGTTCTGCGATAGATCGTATAGTTTCCCGATCTTCGGCCTCAACCTCACCCGATACAAAAAATACGTTATCATGAGTACATTGCGTCTTTATCGAGTCATGAAGTATTCGCCCATGTTTATCGACATATGCGAAGAGAATCAGCGTATTGCCCTTAAGTGAATTGGCTAAATTCACAATGAATTTATTTCGTTCAGGTGATTCTATAATGTATTGCAATTCACTATGATAGGGTTCATTGTGTAGCAATTTAGCTGCTTCTTTATCGTGCTTCAATACTAGTATCTTGATTTTTAATTTGGCCAACGATCCCTGCTCCATAAGAGTCGCAGTATCGATGACTTTCTCAATTACACCAAACAAACCAGTAAGAACCAACTCATTTACTTCTGCGCCATCTAATGTGCCGGTCATACCAAATCTATACTGAATGTGACTCATTTTTGTCATGATTGAGATAAGACTCTTGGCTTTATAGATGTGGGCTTCGTCGCCTATGACAACTTCAAATGAGTCGTAGTATTCGGCTGGCTCGCGGTAGATAGATTGCCATGTGGATACAGTTATACTTGCATCAGTAGCTTTCTCTACACCGGATATCACGGCGTGTATGGGTTCATCGTATCCGTATGACTTAAAATCCTTTACAAGCTGCAATACCAAAGATACAGTAGGTACAACTATTAATGTTTTCTTATTATAGAATCGCGTAATCATATACGCAATCAGGCTCTTACCACTAGCTGTCGGAGATACTAGAACAGCGCGCCGATTTCTTACGGCCTGAATAAATGCACGCAACTGATAATCGCGCGGCGCTATGGGAAGCTGAAGTGCTGCTATAAATTGCTCAGCTATATTGGCTGAAAAATTAGTTGTGACTGATAGCTGTGTATTATCGCATACTGTGTAATTACGTTCATTTGCGAATTCGACTACACTAGAGGCCAAACCAGCAAATAAAGTCCGCTTTCTTGAATCGAGTAAGCGTATCTTTCCGTCCCATATCTTATGACGATATGAGGGCGAGAACTTGGCTCCGGGCACATCGAAAGTAAATCGGTCGGAGAGTTCGCGCAATATTGAATCATCACATTGTAAGCGAATATAACTTTCCGATATCTTGTCTATCGTTATATTAACCACCGGCGGTAAATTTTCGCCAAGACATAATATTTCCGATTGAATTATTACGAAATCCAACCTGTCTGACTATATCGGTCAATATGCGAACCTTTTCAAGTTGAATGTCTAGTTTACGTGCAAGTTCTATCATAATAGGATCTGTCTCTATAAATTCATTAACGTCTGACTTTGACAGCCTGCGTCGATTCTGTTCTTTGTTCAGTTCCTTAAGATCCTCTTCGGTAGAAGCTCCACGATAATAATCATATAGCTTTCGCCATAAGGTTTTTCGATGAACTTCTAGGCCACGGCGCACATCCTCGGCCTGACTAAGCCATTCCACATACTTGCTATGTAATGACATATTACGCATCAAAACAAGATCATCCACATCTAACTTATCATCGATATGGGAATCTATTTTCCATTCGGCTATAATTTCTGTTTTTTTCATAAGGCATTATATAACAATAAAAAATCATTGTCAAGTCAATACTTCCACATCATATCGAAGATACCGAAATGATGCTGTAGCTTCCAGATATTCAACATCGGCTGCGGTCGAGTCAAATGTTAATTCGGTAATAGATGTGGGAAACATATCGCGAAAGAATATGTTTACCGTTGGATTCTTATGCGAAGATAGAACAATAAGTGTACCATCGCTAATCATAGAAAGAGGAGAACCTTCTCGCACGTTTGGAATATTCGAAGCCCGCGATAAATCGCGCGTCTGATTCAAACTTACTGGATGCCCTAACCCAATAAGCCAATTATGAATTTCGAGATAATTGGCCATGTTTTCATCGACCCGAAATCTAAGAGATAGTGAGTCATATGTAATTCGATCACCAATTCTGGGAATAGTTAAAAGCGGAGATGATTGTTCGATGACTGCCATACTAATAGTAGGTATTTGTACTGATTGACAGAAATAGTTTACATTGGGCAGTTTCTTAATGACAAATTTAAAGCCGAGAGGGCTTAGAAAATTTGGATTGGTGGGCTGATTGGCTAATACGCTCATATTTTAAAATTCCTCTTGTATGACTATATTTATATTAGCGTTTTCATCAGACAAAAAATAGGGCTTGGAGTAAAATCCAAGCCCTAAGTTATGTATACAGAAATGTGAGCTTTCCTGTATACAGTTGGCGCTGTTTTGGATAACCTTACATTAGGTTAGTGACCTTGACGAAGCGGTAGTATAGGTTCTGGTTGTTCGTACCGACTCCGCCGATGGCGCCAGTTCCATTTGTTGTAGCGAATGGATTCGCGACCATGCCGTAGCGTGTCTTGAAGCCAATCTTAGGCTGGAAAGTATCCTGACCAACCGCACGAACCATCTGAAGAGGAACGTATGGGCAGTAGAATAGGCCAGCATCGAATGCGCTTGACCCCTTATAGCCGAGTGTCAGATAATGAGCACCGGCCGA